ACCGCCTTGTTATATCTTCTACATGCTCTCTGCTTGCTTTAATATTGTCATATATAAGGCTGTCTTCATCAGACACATCATTGTTAATCCGCAAATGCAGCTTTGTTTCCAACAGGGTTACTGGCTCGATTGTTGGGGCAGTTATTAATTTAGCAATATTATAGTTGCCTTTTCCCATAGTATTCTATAAAACCCTCGTTTTTATGCGTTAAGCATGTATCCGCCAGCCACAAGAGGCCGCCACATTACAGTTATATCCGCCACCTTGCCCGCACCTGCTGTTGCGCCAAGAATAGTTAGATTGAGGAGCTTTGTCGCAGCCATCACCGAAGGCCCACGATAAACAGAATAGAAATTGCCTGTCAGGTTCGCCTTTGCGCCGTTCGTGCTTGAAAGCAAAACAATCGGCGAGGTATCGGTAGTCTGAACACTGATTCCAGTGAAAGTCGCTACTGCCGAAAGGTTATCAGGTACATGAACAATAACGGCATCTATGAATATGTCCTGAGCTGTAGCGGTCATAACAAGATAAGCGGCGGCAGCTTGGTTTAAGCTGATTTGTTTGTAATTAACAGTAGATTCCGGCATGAAGGACTTTGGAACCCATGCATAACCGTTGAAGATAAATATAAAGCCGGTGTTCTCTTCGTAACAAGTTGCACCGTTTTCAATACCGGTTGTTGATTTTGTATCCGTAGAACTGCATAGGTACCTGTTGCCTGTTAATCTTTTAAATGACATCGTATCCCCCCATTTTTCGGGATAAAAGGTTAAAGCGGGGGGGCGTGAAAATATCCCCCGCCATGTTTGTTATGCAGCTTCTATATACGCACCTTCTTCAAGTGGAACGTACCAAATTGAAAATTTATATGCACCAGTGTTGCTCGCTGCCGTATTAAGCCCGATTACCCCCGGAGCCACAACAATCCCATTTGCCATAAAAACACCAGCCCCAGCATTGCCTTTCACCGCTGCTGTTGCCAATACACCAGTTATGGTTAGCAAACCGCCAACTTCATGCGCTGTGATATCAACAACTCCGCACAAATCAACTGCTGACCCTACTGTTGGCGTTGAAATATATTTTGTATTACAGGCTTGAGTTTGCACTATGGTTGTAACTTCGCCAATCAAGCCTGTAACCAAGCAATTCCCGCCAACTACTGTAAAAAGCGATTTTGTGCTGATCCCCGTTATAGCAGTTGCCGCTTTGTCAACCCGAAGGCCGGCAATTAAATCGGCGATCCTTGCTCTTGTTGATAAGTTATAATTTGACATTTATTTTACCTCCCTTTCGTCTTTTTTCCCCTTAACATAGTTCGTGACAGGAATAGGGGTCGCTTTTTTTAATTGTTCCTTCAGCTCCGAAATTGCTTTTTCAATTTCATCTTTAACAATCTGCTGAACAATCGTTTTGACCTGTTCAATTTCAGCTCTTAGCATTTTTATGCCTCCGTGTTAGGCGGCCATATTCCAGACCGCCTAATATAAGTTAAATGTTTTTACGCTATGGCTGTCGGAGGTGTAGTCTGCTGATATCTTGCACCATCCAACTGATAAATAACAGATGCATAGTTTGCAGCATTGCCGCCAGACGTACCCAGCTGAATCCAATCGTAAGTAGCCGTTAAAATAGATGCAGAAATATAAAACTGAACGATCTGGTCTTTTCCAGCTGTGGTATCAATAGTGTATGTTACTGCATCGGTTTGTCTTACCATTGTATCTGAGGCTGAGGTGTCTGTATTAACCCAAATTGGGAACGCAGTAGCAAGCGCAGAAGTCCCTGTACCAGTAGCGCCCTCATGGACAGTCAACACCATATCAGTATCTCCACCACCGCTATAATGATGAACTGTAATTAAAACACCTGCACAATTTTTCAAGCAAATCCAATCAGACGTATCAACTATTGCATCTGCCGCAGCCGGTTCATGGCCTTGGATTATCGGGAAAGTTTCTGGACATAGTTTCATTTTAAATTCTCCTTATTCATGTTTTTTAACATTAATTATATATTATAATTAAGCCCTTGTATCTAATGCAACAAAGTGAGATTGTGTTGCTGTTGCTCCGCCTTTGTATGGAGTCAAAGCACTTGCCCTTACAGGCTGCCCATCAACTCTCATTACAAACCTGAAAACGCTTTCATCATAAATAAACCTAACATGAATACTCATGTCAGACTGAATCCCGCCTTTTTCAGCAAGCACATAACCTTTGTTAAGATCCGCCAATATGATATCACCCTGTGTTCCTAATGTTTGTGCCTGCTCAATAGGAAGGACAGGTCTGCCGAAAAGCGTTCCATAAGGCTGGCCGCTTAGTCCACCTGCTGGCATATAAATGGGAATGCCACCAGTACCAACTGCAAGAGACATAGTGAATAATTGAGGTTCAATATTTTGGTTGATCAGCCAGACTGCATTTTGGCGGCTGGTAGCAAACAAGCGGGAATACATCTTGATAACGTTCTCTGCAACAACTGTTGCTGCTGCCTGCCCTGTTTCCTTTGTGATGCTGACCAGACTCCCTGAGTTAAGAATCCCAAGTGGTTGACCTGCTCCTGTGCCGTTTACAATAGCGTCATCAAGCAAAAACCCGAATTCACTTATAAACCCTTCACGGATAACACCCTCAAGTGCTGCGGCATCATCAAGCAATTCGTCAGTTGCATAACAAAGACCAACAAGTTTTTTCAATGTTAATTCTATTTTGCGGAATTTCGGTTTGCTGGCTGTTTTCTCATCTGCTTCATCTGCCCAATAACCTACAATGCCACCATAACGGGAAGATGCCCTGCTGGTTTCATCAACACCATTAATTTTAATACTATTGGCATTGCCGGAAATAGGGATTCTTCTGCATCTCGAAGAAAGCACCCCTGTTTTAAATACATCCTGTAAAAGCACAGAAGAAAAATCCTGCTGCACCAAAAAACCACCATCGCTTGGCACAGATTCATTTAAGCCTGTACCTGCATTAAAAAGACGTGGATCAGCATGCCCCCCTGGAAGACCTGCCCTCATTATTGCCATCATTTGCTCGCCAAATGTTTTAAACTTGTCTTTGTCCCTAACTTCAATTCCACTACCGGCAGGTTTTTTGTTTTTTATTACAGTTGAAGGCGTTTCAGGTGTTTCAAGCACAGCCGAAATCCGTTCTTCACGCTCCCTTACTTTTATTTCATCTTGATACTCCTGGACTGTATCAAGAATCTCATTTTTTAAAGTAAGTTCTGCGCCTGTTAAATTTCTGTTTTCAGCCACACATTTTGTATCCAGATCGGCAGATGCTTTCATTAACGATTTTATTTCTTCTTTTAGTTGTGTAATCGTTTTCATTCTATAACTCCTTTTTAAATTTTATAAGTTTTATACCGTTGCGGCACGTTTTAGTAAAAGAACTGTTCTGTCTTTCACGACACTTACTTGTGGCTCAACATCCCGTTGATCAAGTTTTGCCGGTGGAGGGTCATTGGCTGGTTCTTCATCCCGAAGATCACCCTCTATCCCTTTTGAAAGAATTGATTTAGCCTGTTTTGCAGAGCATCCCGCATCCCGCAAAACACGCTCTAAATCACGAGCAGTCGGCTGTCTGTTTTCTTTAAATTTATCGGGCACGTTGGCAAAAACAGACAGATCAAATAATACTATTTGCGCCTTTTCCTTTGTTTCTTTATCAATGCAATCGCAAAAACCCATATCAAGGGCTTCTTGTGCAGTGAACCATGTTTCCTTAGCCATCATATCTTTTATTTCATCTTCGTCTTTTCCTGATTTATCCATATAAGTTTTCACAATCGTTCCACCAACCTTATCAAGCAAATCAGCCTCATGCCTCATGTCATCCGCACCGCCAATAACTATGCTAAACGGCTCATGAATCATTAAAAAAGCATTTTCGCTCATACGGACTTCATCTGCCGCCATAATAATTACAGATGCTATTGATGCCGCCAACCCGTCAACATGAGCTACAACCTTTGCAGAATGTTGCTTCAAAGCGTTGTAAATGGATGTACCGTCAAACACAGAGCCACCTGGTGAATTAACCCTAAGATGTATTGTTTTTGCCTTAATGTTATTTAAGTCTTTTACAAACTGCTCTGCCTGTACTCCAAACCAGCTAATTTCATCATAAATATAAACGGTTGACTCATCGGATTTGTTTTCAATTTTATATAATCCGTTAACCCTGTTTTTAAAAAAACTCCTGTTTTTTGGCCTCATGTCTATCTCCCCTTTTTTGACAAAACATTTAAAATTGCGTCTTTCCCTTTTTTAGATGTCAAATATGCATCAAATATTTCTGTGGACATATTGTTAGCAATAGCATTTTCTTCCGCTGGTGGTTTTTTGTCTTGCGGCACATTATTTTTTTCAAGCATCTCCCTTAACATGCTAATCGGCACCATATTTAACGGAACAAAATGCTCATCTGCAAATTCGTTTTCTAAAGGGTCTTTTTCCTCTTTGTCTCTGATTTCATTAATTGCAAGAGCGCCAATATTAAACATAATCCTGTAATATTCAGCCCTGTCTTTCGCATTGCCCCGTAAAAGGCCGTCAACATTATGTCTTGTGTATATGTTTTGTTGGTATCTCTCAGATTCATTGAGTAGTTGAAGGTTATATGCTTGTTCAAGCCGAACGAGCCATGGCAATATTGAGTCTGTAACAAACGAAATTTGTTCCGATTCAATATTACTAAAAGATGCTCTGGTCAGGTCTTTAAGTTTATGAGGCGGCAGATTAAACCATCTGGCAACCTCTGGAATTTGAAACTGTCTGCTTTCAAGAAACTGTGAGTCTTCAGGGGGTATGCCAACAGGCTTCATGGTCATGCCATCTTCAAGAAGCATTAACTTATGAGCCTGCCCAAGGCCACTATGCACTTCAGTTAAGGATTTTTTTAAATTAGCATGAGACTGTGCAGAAAGCTTGCCCGGATGTTCAACGATAATGCCAGGGTGTGTGCCTTGCCCAAAATATAATGCTCCAAACGTTTCAAGTGCCATCCCAAGCCCCAAAGATTTCCGAGCCATGGCAACAACTGAATATCCCTGAAAACCATCAAAACCAAGACCTGCTATATGTAAAACCTTTTCTCTGGGGAGAATAATATCTTCCCCTATGCCCATTTTTACACGATACATAAGGTCTCCATCAGCCATCTCTATCGTTACCCGGTCTGGCTGGATAGGCCAAAGCTCTCTTATTTCTCCGTAATTATCCCGAACTATTTCCGCATAACCATTCCCCCATGTTAAAACATGAGCCATCATAACTTCACGGCCTGCCTGTGCAGTCATATAAGGGTTAAACTGGTCGTGCATAACCCTTGAAAGCTTTTTTTCATTAACAAAAAGGGTTTTTTTCTGATCTTTCCTGAGTAAATGAAGGGGGAGGGTAGATACTGTCCCAGCTATCAGAGTAACTGCATTCCAAACAGCCGAGTAGGTGAGCGCTGTTGCTTCTGTAACGTTTTCACCAGATAAAGACTGTGAACCCAATAAACTCCATAAGGATGGTTTCCACGCTTTTTCATCAGTAAGAGACAGGTTCTTGACGTATTCTTTAATTCTTTTATAAATATTCAATAAGACCCCTGCTGTTTTATGTTAAAAACAATCTCTACAGGTGGCATTATTAAAATTTATTTTTAAAATTGCAAATGATTTTTGCTTGTAAAATTAGATAGTTAGAAATATTATTATATATTATGAAATTTATACTTGACTTTGATATTATTTTATATTATGTTATATTATAACTTTAAGCTCACCTGCGGCGATGTTTGCCGTCTGGTGCGGCACGCAAAACGCTGGATGACCAGCTACAGGGGGAATTATGAAAGACCACACTGATTGTTTTAGAGGATATACGCACCTTTCTACTGCATGGTACGCAGATGCGAACCTGCCAAGAGAGGGGAACATTGTCGATGAAATTAATATTGGGTTTTATGCCGAGGAAGGAGGAACAACCGGCGAATTTGCTGTAACATGGGAAAAAATAAATGGCCGGATCGTTCCCCAGTTGAAAGCATTTGATGACTCTTGGGATGCTTTGTTTCTTTTTTCTGACGTATTGAAGGCAATGGCCGGTGTTGATAGCGAAAACATTAC